TTATCTGAATGATATTAACACAGATATTATAAACTTCTATAAAAATATCTCATTGGATTTAATAAAAGAATATCTAGGTATAATTGATTCTCTACCAGAAAATGGTTTAAGTGCAACAGATATCGCAGACCCAATAATAAAACTCATTGGCAGAGGTATGTGCATCAGCTATTTTGATAAGCATAAAGCATTACAAAAATGCAAGCATTTTATTGAACATTGGGAACAATGGCAAGCCTTTTTTTAGTAGATGCCGATTTTATAATTTACCCGCTTCAGAATTTTATGCATTGCTTCCAAATAATACCTTTATCTTCTATGACCCGCCATATTTCCATAGCAACTGCGAACAATATATAAAGCATTTAGACAACATTGATGGAACACAGTATTATATAGATATTTACCAAGAAATGAAAGCCCGTAAATTTGATAGTATCCTAATAACAAATGATATAGCAATCATATCATATATGTATAAAGCCGAATTTACTTATTTTATTTTTGAAGGTAGATATAATAACAGCACAAAAAGCAGGCAAACAAGAAGTGTTGGTGAAAACAATTTTAGAAAAAACAAAAAAGTGCATGTAGTCTTTGATAATATTAAGAAGATTAGACTAAAACTAATTTAACTAATATTCCCATTTAGAAGAAATCTAATAAAAGATAGTATAAAGTAATAAAAGAATACTAAAATATTATGAGCAAATCAACAACTTCAAACCCATCAACGGAAGTGATTTATTGCGAGTGTTGCAATCAGTCTTATAAACTATCTTATTATACAAGACATTTCAAAACAAAAAAACATCTCAAAGCCGAAGCCTTATATTGGAAAGATTACGAAGAAGAACAAGAACAGAAACAGAAACTGAAAGCAACCGCCACGCAAATCAACCCTAATCATGAAATTATTGCTTACATACATAAAAATCGGTTTGCTTGTTCTGATGATGGTTGGAATGAGTCAGATGATGATGATGAAAGTGATGAAATTATGAAAAGAAAAGCAAAATTCGCCGAAATTCCTGAACATATTAAAGAGTTATGCTTATTAGATAGCAAAATCCCGCTTGATGATATAGACAAAGAGAAGAAATTTAAGGAAATTTGGTTTGACTATAAAGAAAAATACTATTGCCAAAAGAATTGGTGTAGTGCATGTGGCCCGATTACTTGGTAATGTAATTAATAATTCTTAATTATACTAATTATACCATTTAAAGAGAACCTATTAAAAGATAATATAAAGTAATAAAGATTACTAAAAGAATAGTAATGAGTCTAACCGACAAATTTGCTAAGCAAACATATGATAAGTATTATACCGACCCAAGCATAACGGATTTCTCGCCATTAATCCCAGCGAGTCCCCAAGAAAGGAAATTATGTTTGTATTACATAGCCAACCAAAAAAGAATAGATTATAGCCTAAAAAATTATACATATTGCCCTTGTTGTCGAGATTGGTATGCTAATACCTATATAAAAAAACACAACGCCACCCAAAAGCATAAAGACGCCGAAGGCATGCAAAATGTCAAAAGAAAACTTCGCATTTAAACGCAACCTAAACCCTAATAATACAAATAAAATATGCCGAAACTTTCGGACTTATTTTATTTTTATTAATTATGCCAAAATGGCACGCCACATTAAGGCTATACCCTCAATCTCGCCCTATTTCCCACTTTTTCCCGTAAATCTCCGCCATTTTCCCGAAGAAATCCCCACTTTTTCCCGCAAAATTCCCGTAAAATTCCCGTAAAATTTTACATGGTGCTTTAACAATTGTTTAAGTATTTTGTAGTGAATACTTCTTTCTCAGTTATAACACAATTAGGATAACTTTTTACAAAGGTTGTAGCCCGTCCAGTGCAATTAAGAAGCCTTTTAATGCCTTGCTTGTTTAACCCTAAGTATTGCTCAAGTAAGTATTTTAGACTTCTATTATAATTAGATAGAAAAAAAACAATAACATCGCTCTCATTCAAAACACTTTTAAGTTTTAAGTCAGTCGCGTTATGATTAGTAGTGATGACACTTACTTCAAATTTGCGCGAGTTCTTAAGTAATTTATCACGAAGTGCATAAATTGCTTTACCATCTTTACCAACCAAAGCATCAATATCATCAAAACAGACAAGACATTTAGAAAATGCATTCCATTCTATAGGTTGCTCATGTAAGCCTTCAATATTAATTCTCTTAATATCAGTTATATCTTCAAGTATAGGGTCAAATTCTGACTCACTAAAAAGAAATATCTTGTTGTCAGGATATATTTTTTTATATTGTTTTACTACTTGGGCTAAATAATAACTTTTGCCAGAACCAGCCGAACCACATAAGAACATTGTTTGCCTTTCTTTCGCATCAGGGTCAATTTTATAAGCGAATTTGCCCTTCTCAATAGAAACGCAAGGCAAGCCTTCAGTGCCTTCATCGACTGATACAACGCTTTTTGTCATCTTCTTATTATCTACAACATAAGCGACTTTCCGCCCAAAGCCATTTAAATTTAATGACATTATCTATATAGTATAAATATTTTTTTATAATTATAATTCAAAAAATATTAGGAATACCCGAACTTGCAATATCAAATTTCAAGTCTTCGATACTCTTTGATATCCTAATGCCTAATTTCCGCAATTGTTCGGGGGAATACATATCTCGCAATGTTTTAACAATTTCCGCTTTGCTTAGTCTATCTATTCTAGCCAATGATTCCATTTTTTCTTTTCGTTGTTCATCAGTCCAATTGGCATAAATCTTTTTCCCTTCGACGCCAACAATTCCAAGGCTTGCTAACATAGCCTTTGATAACTTGACTTTTGGCTCTTTCGCTATGTATAACTTCGCAAGTTCAGGCATCGACAAGATAAACTCTATTAAATCCTTCTTAATAGCCTTCCTTATGTTATACTCAATTTGTTCGGCTTCGGTTCTTCCAAACTCATTAGTGGCGATTGGTGGAATTATTGGTTGAAATTCTGGCAATTCTAGAATATATGATAATAGTGTTGTTCTTGTTGCATTTTCTACTATGAATTTTAGTTCTCGTTTAAAATTAAATGATTGTAATTTTTCTAATTTATCATTGTCAGTGATACCCTTGATATCTCTAACTCCTTTAGCCTTTAGCCTTTGCAATTCCTCCTCAATTTTTTTATTTTTTGAACGGAAATCTGGCAATGTCGTCGCATTGTCAATTAGGTATCCCTCAAGTGCGGGCTTTGTTCCTTTCTTGATTTGCATTATTTTCTTGCGTAGTAGTTTTTCATCTTCTGTTAGTTCCTTTTTGCCCCCACCATTCTTTGCAAAGTCTTCTAAGAATTTTTTGTTTCTTGCAAGTTCTTCAGTATGGTCGTTGGGGTCATATTTGGTTCCATTCATTGCCTTAATTTCTTCTTGTGAAGCATACCTATTATTTCTTGGCTTAATTGGGACATCATCAACCCAACGGCCTAATACATGACGGCCATCTTCAATATGGGCTTCTTCGTATCTTTTGCCCGCTCCTTGTTTCTTCCTTGGTGGCAATACTGTTCTGTTCTGAGTGCTATGCCCGAACATCCCTTCATCAAAATTTCCCGAACCGATTATTTCATCTGCTACATCCAACGCTTGGCCAACGCCAGGAATTAGACTTAAAGGCATTTTGATAACATTGAACGCATTTTTGAATCCATCGGCGAGACTTTGCGGGTTGGCTCTATCATAAGCCTCGGCATTGGCTCGAACATTGCTCATATATTTCATATGGCCTGTGCCATCATCTACATCTTTAAGATAATAATTCGTTAAATAGTATCCTTTATATTTCTTGCGTAAATAGTCAATTCTCTTTTGAAAATATTGCTTATTATGAAGAAATTTCCATTTACCATTCCAAGGAACGCCTCCTGTATCAGATAACTCAAACCGTCCATCTTCGCCTTTTCCCATAAGCCTATTAGCAACTGCTCCTATACCAGTCGCCGATTTTGCAATTACGTTCATATACCTTGGAATTCGCTTGACTAATTCTTCTACGGGTTGATATATGAAAATCTTTGCTTCATCAGTCAAGCATCCATTAGCGGACAACAACCCCATGATGAAGTTCTGACAATTGTTTTTGAAGGCATTATATAACCAGTAATCAGTCCCCATTGAATCCTCGCCAGCCTTCATAAATTCGCCAATAGTAATGCTAGGAAATGATGATACTATTAACTGTTCTGATTTGTCTGTTATACTTTGCAAGTTTTCAGTTATATTTATAACTTCATTCTTCTCTACAAGAATATCATTGATACGCAATTGCAAATGAAACATTTTATCATAATTTGATTCAGATTTCGCTTTTGCCCAAGAACCGAAGGTAAGAACATTAAAAACTTTATCAAGAATAGCAAGAATTGGTGTTCTGACAACAATCAATTTTACTATAACTTCATCCTTATGATTATCAAGTGTTCTTTTGGATGTATTATTATAATTGTGCCTGCGGCTGAATTGTTCCGCAATCTTTCCAGGGACACTCGCTATTTTAGAAACAACATTTTTCGCAACTGATTTGATTTTACTAAAGAATCCCGAACCAGTCATAGATAAATGTTTATGTTGCGGTAGCAACTCACCAAATATTAGGCTTTTATCTTTTAACTTTTTAGTCCTAAATGAACTTTTATTAAATTTTGTTTTGGGAATAACACGCAACCGATATGATACCCCTGTTTCTCGATGAAAATTCTTTTTTCCCATCATTGACTCATAATCAGCAAGTGCATCGGCTAAATTCCATTTCTTTTTATTATATATAACAGCATGCAAAGCCGAACCTTCTAACATAATATCAATATATACTATAATATTATATTATTTATTGAGATTAATTATATTTATTGAAGATTAGTAATATTAGATATTATTATTTTGTAGTGTTAATAATAATGCTTACTATATCGTCAAAAGGCAATTTTGCTTCTTTTTTAAGTTTTGTCATAGTAGAAGCAAAATCAAGCAATGATTTTTTAGAAAGCAAATATAAAATTACCCATCTGCCACAAGTATTAATATTACTGCCTTCGGCTTGATACTTAATATCATTATACCAGACATCGCAAGGGGTTTTATTAAGCAACATACTTAAATAAGGGCGGTTCTGCCCTAAATCATAATTTTCTGAATTAGTGTTATAAAGTAATTGGGAATCAATAGGGTCACCATATGAATCGAAAAAATAAATCGCATTATCTAGATAATGTAAGGCAACCCAATGTCCGCGGTTTATAGATGT